CGTTTAGACCATCAGAGCGAGTAGGTACCCCAGTCTAGAACTATTACTGGGGCCGCTCGAAGGTGTAGATCGATATCCGCTTGCAACCTTTGGTCCCCGGTACGAAATTGACCGGAGTACCATCGCGCAAGAAGCGCGTACCTTGCATGAAGCTCGTGCTAGGTGCGCCGTCTGCTGTCTGGGTTTTAAGCCAGGCAACAAACTGCTTCTCGCGTTGTAGACAGGAGTCGATCACCCCACTCTCCTCATCTCTGAGGTAAATGGAGTAAACCGGAAGTATCCTATCCCCTGGGACACGCAACTTATAGTCGCGTTTTTTGTAAACCCAGGTATCAAAGGTTGCACCTCCAAACCCACGCGTCCTCATCCAATGTGGACGATTTACTTCCCAATCATCGCGAAGCAGATGCCCATCACCGTACCCGTCAGGGCCGGTTAGAGCGATATGCGGTGCGATTTTAGAAAGGATTAGCGCAGCAAAATCATAAAGTCCCCGCCGCACATAGAAATTGTGCATGCGGAAAGCATCATGACCGGATAGAGGCCCCTCGATGAAGATGGGGCGAACATCGATTCCCGATAAGTAGTCCGCACCGCAGCTTTCACGGAACGGACCGCTCCAGAAGGACTTCTCTCGGTTCACATCGAATCCGAGAACAAACAAAGTCCGCATCACCTCCTCAGCTTGCGCCGAGGGGCAGATGATGTCATCTCCGTACACGCTTACCTCAGGTACGTCACCACATATTGCAGTGGTAACGGCCCAAAAGATCAGCGTTTCCAGGGGGAACGTAAATCCGTTCCCCATGGAGGAGATCTTCTCGAGACGACGCACTTGGCCCTGATAGAGCACCGTGCCGCTTCTCGCGGTACACAGGAGCTCAAACCACTCAGGGCTCAACAAGTGTTCAACCAAGCCGGTTGACACACTGTCGGATGCGCTACTTAGGTCCAGGGTTGCTAAGGCCCCGGTAATGGATCCGAGTCTAGCGAGGTTTTGATTTCTCGTTTGATCTCGGATATCCACACCAAATCTGCGTAGCCTCCGGGCTATGTAGTCGCCTATCCCTAGCTGAAGTATTGAATTCAACCAGGGTTCGACAACGATTGGCCTATCGGTCTTCGCTGATTTCGGGACGAACTCCAATCGGCCGGAGTGGAGTGTTACATCCACAAGAGCCGATTCCCCCTCACACAAGTCAAACGTGTAAGCGGGTATACTCTCCAAAAGTTCTACTAGGAGAGGCAGGAGGTCTTCGCTACAGCACGCGGGTTGCGAGAGTTTCACTTTCGCACACGCGCTTCTTTTTGGAACTGTGGTGGTACCTCCAGGACCGAACCTTACCTGTAGGTTCTCCAGCGTCGGACAGTCGCCCAGAACAGTAGCAATTTTCCGCTGAGCTGCGTGAAGAACGCGCTCAACGTTGCGAGGAAATTGGATTTCCCCCGCTTGCCACTGCCTGAAGAGGCTGTTCGTACTGGCACAGGTTTGTTCGCTTTGTTCAAACTTCGCATGGGCTACACCTTTCTTGTCCACACCGATGTCAAGATCCTGCCTCTTTTTCCAAAAGGCAAGAATCTGACTCAGTTGATAGGCACAGTTAGGCGAAAGATCACCCACATCGAGCTTAAACAAACACATCCCAGCGTAATCACCGTCCAGTAATAAATTCCGGACGGCGTACCACGCTGCGACACGGTCAGTTTCCTCAACCGTATCGAGATGTTTCCTGGCGATTTCCGTGAGGAGATCATCAGTTTGCTCCGTGGTGATGCTGTTATCCCACGACGTAAAAAGCGCCATGCATGTCACCTTATAAAGGAGATTAGGACAACTGGTTTTCAGCCCCGTTAAGGAGCCTAGACCCCGATGCTTATGTCGCGACTACCCTAAGCGATCTTTACGACCGCCAGGATAAAAGCGACGACGCGATCGAACACCTCCAACAGGATTTCCATCCAATCAGAGGAGTTCATAGAAGATCACGTCGGCATCAGTTGTTGGGCAATGGCCTCGTCGAACGGGCCCGCAGTCGCGGCAGCAACGGTGGTAGCGATGTTGTTGGACAGATTCGTGAGAATCTGCTTGGCGAGTCGCCGACCAGTCGTCGTGCTGCGAGGATGAGCGTACGAAACCCATTCCTGGGTATCCTCATACGCCACGCGGGGCGCAGCGGTATAACCGAGCGCGTTTTGACCACTGACTGATTCCATCACAGGAACCACGACGCGAGTACGCGTCTCAACGACCCCGGATTTGAGAATCCGTTGACGCATCTCACAACGCACCTGCGCCTCGACCGGAAGGCCGGCGACACCTTCACGCCAAAGCGCGAAGGTAACGCCGTTCTCTTTCGTAATCGAGACAGCCAGGAGCGAGTGGGACACGGGGGTCGCAGCACCGTCGAAGACGGTAATGTTGGCGATGTTTGCCATCATGCTCTCCAATTTAGACCTCTCCTAGTGAGCAACCAAGAGAGGTGTGGGCATAAGAACGCCCGTTGGGGAATCTACGCGAAGTCACTGCGTACGGGGGTATTCTCCCAGGCAGCAGCCTTACGTAGAACGTCGCGAGGGCTCAAATGCGGTGACGCAATGAGCAGAGAGACACCATTCAGACAGTGCTCCCAACTGAAGGTTCTCCCCAGTCCCTTAAATTCAGGAAAGGAGATATTCGACAGGAGGGTATCGGAGACTGTCCTATCGATCGTCTTGTAGACATAATAAATGCCTTGTCCACCCGACGACCGAATAGTCTTCGTGTACCAGCTACCCCAAGGGGAATCTTTCACCCCTTGGTACCGTTTCACGAAGGTCTTCGTCGTGATGAATGTCCCAGAGAGCGCGTAGGAAGTCCCGCGCGCCTTGAGCCAGTCACCGATGGGCAGAGCCCAATCACAGACGAAGGAATAAGGAAGCAACTCCCACGCTACCTGCGCGGGGGTCCAGAGGTTCAGATCAACCGAACCACTGGATTCTGCAATATATGCGATAATCTGGGCTTGCGCCTCGGCTTCGCATGAAGCATACTGCAGACCTGCTCCTTGGTTAAAGGCTGGATCGAGGACTTTGTCCTTAGAAGTGCGGACAACAAACCGCTGCTTCTTAGGGACGTTCATCTTCGCAGCCAGCCACTCGGCAGCATCATACATGTCTTGTATGAGAGGCCGCCACCCGTATTGGAACTCTAGCACACGCTGTGCCAGGTCGTGCAGGTCACCAGGTCGCCCATGCTCTAGGGGGTCAGTATAACTGTACCCTCCAGGCGGAGGCTTCCTTGATGGAGGACTTCCTGGAAGTGGGCGAAATGCCCAGTCATTCCAGCGAGCTCGTTGGCGGTATTTTGCCATGAGCTTTGCCAGGCTGACAGCAGAACTTCCAAGCATCCGAAGGGACTGTTTGGCCTCACCTAAGAAGACGGCGGGGTTAAATCCAGAACCTCCGTTCACTGCATCCATCAATCGCGCGGCAAGATTATTCATCTTGTTGTTGTCGATCAATTGGATGAACGTCACGGGTTCTACAACTGTCGTCGGCTTGGAGGTTGAAACTCCTCCAGGACTATTGTTGTTGTAGTACGTCATGACGGTGAAACGTCTCTCGACAACGAACGTTTTAGAAAAATAGTTCGGTTGCCGGAAAGCGGTCGTATACTTCTTGTATCTCTTCACCTTACCAGGGTTAGTATGATCCCCCGGCTTGGTTAGGTAGACCCAAGAGAACGGCCGATGGGGTGCGTCACCCCCATTCCAAACACGGGAGCTATACAAGCCAAGCCATTGGTCCGAGGGAATACCCCCCAGAACCGGTTGGCGCCCGTCTAGGACGACGTTTCCAGTAGTCATTTTTGTGTCTCTACTTGAGATACCTCGCTTTAGTCTTTGCCAAAATGGCCCGAGACTACAACGGGGAGATTTACGTGGCTAGGGCAGAACCCTAAATGCTACGCAGCATATCCAATGCTGAAAGGAAACTCCTACTCCACCGATAGGTGGATGGGGG